CTGCTAAAGCTATTTTAGCGTTGTTAACATGACCTTTAAATGTATTAGCATTTTCTTTTTTAACTTCGGCTCTTGCATCCTTAATTGCTTTTTGATCACCAGTTTGTCTTGTTGCTAAAGCTCTTAAAACAATTGCGCCACCACCATCACTAAGGTTACGATCAGTTATGTGACGAACAATTTCTTCTTCGCTCGGAAGATCTTCTTTTTTTGCAGTTATTATTTCTACTACTAATTCATCTTTAAAGTCATTTTGAGCTTGAGTATTAGCAACCTTACCAGCGTCATCTCGTTCTTTCATTTTTTTAAGATGAGCCGTCATAGATTTAGACAAGCTAACAAGATTCTGTTCACTAAAAGTAAACCTTGAGTCATTATCAAGATTTGATTTTCTAGTAGCTGATTCAAAATCACCGATGAATCTCAAAGCATTTTCATACCCACCGCCCATGTTTTCAGGCATCATATATATTTTTTCTACTTGAGCTTTAGCACCACCTAACAGAACTTGTGTATGGCTTGCCTGTCTCATGGCTTCTACATCACTTATTGATTTTCCATTTAATTTAAGAACTTCATAAAGCTCTTCTCTTTCTTGCTGCAAAGCTGCTATAGCATCTTCATGTGATTTTACTTCCGGTGGAGCTGACCCTGGTCCGACAACAGCCAAAGTAGTAAGTTTGTCAGTTATATCTATTAAACGTTCACTGGCAATATCTATAGTTTCTTGACGAACTTTTTTAATACGACCAGCTCTAGCCTTAAAAATATTTACTCCATATTCTTCTTCTACTTTAAGTCTAGCTACTTGGAATAAATCAGGATTTAGTTCAGTTTGAAGCTTTTCCAGCTCACCTTTCATGCCACCAACAATGACATCAGGATCATCTGGATTCGTTAAAAACATTTCGGCAGAGTTCTTTTTTGCATCTATCGCTAGCTCTGCAAGATAACTATTAACAGCAGATTGCTTAAAAGCTTGCTGCAATGACTTTTGAGATCTGCTTCCATAGGCATTCATAGCAGAAGCGTATGTAGTATCAACTAATGGAAGAAGTTCTCCATTCTCTCCACGTCTAACACCAGCAGTACGACCATCTAATTCTGCTTGTATTAACATATCATTGAATTCTTGCTTCACTTGGTCATCACCAATAGCTTTGGTAACATCAGCAAGTTTATCTAAAGAATCACCTAAAGCAGAAAAGCCACTTAAATCAGGCATACCATTCGGTCTGATAAAAACTTGTCTACCTTCTGTTTTTTTATAAACCATAGTTATATCGTCCGTTTAATATTAGCACCCGGGCCTACTTGCGTATCGTAAATAGAGCCACCCATTTTAGCAAAAGCACTAATAGTAGCTGCTTGACCTTTTGCCCTAGATGATGAAGCACTAAGTTGGTATTTCCGTCTTTCACTCATTCCCATAAGTTTAATTGCAGATATATCAGCAAGAGCCATTCTCTCTTCATCAACAGCTAAAGCTTCAGTAGAAGAAGATGTTCCAATAGCAACACCTCTTCCAGCCATAGTTGTATCTAAGCTAGCTAACTGCATTCTTAATCTTCTGTTTCTTTCTATCTCTTGTTGACCAGCTTGAATTTCAGCAAGCTTACCCTGCTCTTCATAAGCTCGGGCCTGCATTTCAGCAGCTCTTCTTTGTTGTGACATAGCCATGACGTTTAAAAACAGTCCGGCTATTTGCATATTCATACCCATTAGATTTCAACCTCTAGCAATACACCATTTAAGCCAATAGGAAGTGGCTCATCCTGAGTAATCGTTAATGTGCCTTCATTAGACCATCCTAGAAAATATAACTCTTTTCTTGCAGTTATGGCAGATGGTTGTTGTGAAAAATTACTTGTAACTCTTCTAATCAAAAGCTTTGTACCTTTGGCTTTTACATCTAAAGTTTCATTCAAATCAAGAACAGCTCTAACAATTCTTCTTTTCTGACCAAAAGACAGACCATCTTGTAATTGAAACTCCGGTGCAAGAGTAGTTAAAGTCGGAGTATAATTAAGGCCAATCTCAACAGAATCTACAGCATCACTAACAGTTAAGTTGCCAGAACCATCTGTAGTATAAGATCCAAGACTAAAGTTTCCAGATTTAACAAAAACAGTTGTATTGGGTAAATGAGAAATTTGCCATGATTTAGTAGGACTGCCATTAGTTAACTTTTTAGCCATATCAAGATGAAACGAATTATCTAATGACTCAAGAGAAGTAACGGTAGAATTGTTTATAGTTCTTTCTACAACACAGTAAATCTTTCTATTAACATTAACTAAGTTCTTATAATTGCCATCAGTAGTATAAAGAGTCCATCCTTGTAGCTTTTCTTTGCGAATAGAAGTAAAAACAGCGATGTCACCATCAGAATTTAAAGAAAATAAATAACTTTCAACTTGATCGGTTGCTTCTCGCTGCGAAACAATTTGCACAGGAGTTCCTATCAAATGCTGTGAAAGTATAGTTATAGAATCAGAATTATAAGCTTGGCTCATATCAGAATAAATAAATTCTCTGATTGCACCTTTTGACTTTGTGAGAAAAACAACAGCACCATCAAACTCTATCGGTCCAACCTCACCGCTACCAAATGATGTTTGCTTCTTGATTGCAATAGTCGATGGAGTCAATGGGCGACTTTCAACTGTAGGGCAAAATAATTCTTGTTCAGATGTAAAGATAGTAAGATGCCTAAATGAAGCCATCGATTTGATTTCAGATACCTGATTCTCTGCAATCTGAACTTGTATTGATTCGTTATCAAGACCAGTGCCTACATTAAAATTAAAGAATTCTGCTGTCTTAGACATAAACAAATGATTAGGTAAACTTTTACTGCCACCAAAAATAAGACGCTGATCGTGGAACATAACACTTCTGGCAAACCCTTTTCTTGTAGAAAAGACCTGTTCTTTCCAAGTCGATCTTGCATTTGTATTAGGGATAGACCCGC